ATGTTGGCAAAGAAGTCCTTGACGAAGTTGGTGCCGATGATGGTCTCACCAGTCACCACGCCACGATATTCACGAATAGGGTGACCCTCTATGGTCGGAGTTGTACTTAAAATCATAATGTATGCTTTAAATGGTTGAAAATCAAAAATTTAATACTGCTGCTGTTTTTTCGTGCAGTTTTTGTTCAGGTTTTTCACGATTTCAGACGTGAAGCCGGATGCGTAGAAGTCGCCCGAACCAAGGAGCAGCCAGTATGGGTTGACGTGATAGTCGCGTACCAGGAACTGAACCCAGGATGGACGGAAGCGACCGTAGCACTCGGCAGGCTTGTCTCGAAGGGATATGGTGTTCCAGCGGTTGAGACCATACCGGTCCGTTATCGTCTTAAGACCGCCTATGCAGCCGTCAGCCTTCAAGCGGTCGAGGGCATCAAAGAAGCGCAAGGCTATATCCACATCAGCGGACATCAGATTTTTATCTTCCATATTATTCATTTAACTTTTTGTAGGCACGACTGAAAACACTTTCCAGCCTTGCCCGATGGTTATTCAATCTTTGCGACCAGTCCTGCAACTGAGCCAGCGAGGGACGAGAAGCCAGCAGCCCATCCACCTCGGAAGGGGTGAGCACTGGCAGGTATTCCTCGTAGGCGAGAAGGTTATCAATATTTGTAGGCATCGTCTATATTGCTATTGTTTCGAGCGTCACGTTTCTTTTGCTTTTTCAACCTAGCTTCAATATTTAACCCTTTGAGAATGTAAGCTATATCAGAATAACTATAAAAGGCGAATTTACTAGGTATCTCGTCACCGTTGGAGATAGTCAATCCTTCTTCAGAAGGTATAAAGAGAAAACCATCCTGCTTTCCAGTCGTTATGGTATTCTTGTCCAGTGAAGAGTCGATTTGATATTTTCGTCCTTTTTCCTGACCTTCAAGTGACAGCATAAAATTCAACGCACCAACGAGTTTGTTCCATCCGTCAAATTTTAGATAGAAGCTATCCGTAACTTTCGGAGTGATAACACGTACTATCCTGCAATAATAAACGGTATCTTTTTTAGGTTCAAACACAGTATAGCTAACCGATGGTGATAGCTCGAAACTCCTTGAAAGAAGGGTTTGCGCACGCACACCCACGCACGCAAGCGCAAGCACGAATAACATTATTATCTTTTTCATATTACTTTTCGTTTAAATGATTAATATTTCTTTCGTAGAACTCATTCCAAGCCTTTTTCTTGACGAAGACGAAGAAGAGCAGCAGCCCTAGGGCGACCATCAGCAGGTGCAGCGGCTGGCTCAATACTCCGAACCCGAAGGAACGCTGAAAGTCGATACAGAACGAAATCAGCACTCCGTAGGTAGCGAACGCTCGATGCACCCAGCAGAAGCCATAGGCTAGGCTGACGATGATCCAGGCGATGAAGCCGAAGAGAGAGCAGTCGAATATCCACTCTGCGAGTTTTTCCCTATAGCCCATGTAGAGCAGGGAACAGTGCACCAGCATCACAAACGCACCCACTGGAGGGATAATGCCTATTATCAACCTGCTGGCTTTCCATAGCCAGCTTTTACCGAGAGCGGCAAGAAGAATCTTCTCCTTCCGCTCTATGAAATCCTCATCTTTCATCTTTGATTAGAATATAGTTAATGATTTTTATCTCTGCCCGACAATGGCAAGCAGGGTTTTTACTTGACTTTGCAGGAACTCATTCTGTTCTCGCAGCAGCTTGTTTTCAGCAGCCAAGGCAGCATCACTACCTATTGACTGGGAAACGTTGGAGCTGTTCGAGCCATTGACATTTGAACCGAAAACAGCCTCTTCCATCTCGGCTGGGAGGGGAGGGGCACACTTGTCTATTATTTCCTTTATCTTTTGAAAGAAATCTATCTTTATAGACTTGCGGTTAAACTTTGCATTCAAGTTCTGCGGACTAGTTCCTAACTCCTCCGCAACAGCAGCAACGGACATTCCAGACCGTTTAATATATTGTTTCAGTTCTTCTCCGTTCATGTCAAAACAAAATTAAATAATATTAAATTAAAATTAAAATAACTATTAAATGTTTTGTAATCTAAAATATTTGTTTTATTTTTGCAAACGATTTCAGAAACGAGTTTAAAAGCTCATTTGCAAAGATAAAGAAAATAATTTAAAATACAAATAAAATGGGAGAAAATTTCAATTACGATTTTCGAACACCGTTGCAGAAGCAGCAGGACGAACGAAAGAAGAACATCATAGCGATGTTTGCAGATTTCCGAGCAAAGGCACCTGCCGAGACATCGGACAGTAGAATAATGCTTGCAGTTTCGCAGCATGTTGGTTGCACCCAGCAGAACGTTCGTGTATGTCTTATCAAGGCTGGAGTGATTACACCAAAGAAGAGACGTGCAGCCGTGCGCAAGTAATCAGGTCGAACCAATTTAAACATTCAGAGCGTATGAAGAAGTTTATCGAGATTATCACAAGTGACGAAGTATTATCCCTGGTATTTGTCACCATGTTACTAACTTTAATCTTTTGGAGGGCATAGAGTTATGACGAACGAAGAACCAAATGTAGCTGATGCAGGCAGATACACAATGACAGAGACCTGCAAGGTACTGGGCATACATCGCAACACCCTGCGCAGATGGTTGCAGGCTGGAAAGATGAAGGTCAAGTTCCGCAGAATCGACAACCGCAAGGTTATCGATGGCGCAGAAATCAAGAGAGCGTGGAGGGTTGCCCTATGATGAATGCTTACGAAAAAGCGAAGCAGCTAACCGCAAAGTGGGAGCAGGAGCGAAAGGACAGAAAGCGACTGGCAACCATGAAGGAAGCGGAAAGACGCATCCAGGTAAGGGAGTTCGACAACATGCTTTGCTTATCACTGGATGGAATACCAGTGCTCCCGATGAGTGAGTTCAACAAGCAGACGCTTGCAGACGCACGTCTGACATTCTTCAACTATTTAAACAAAGGATGAACATGTTTATTAAAATAAAGCGTTGTGAGAACTGTGAATGGTTTGAGGCTACATGTGGTACAAAAGAAGGGTGGTGTTCAAGGGGTTATCACACTGTGTCACAAAGAAGTTGTTGCAGAAAATGGTCAGAAGATAAATATATAACAGAATGTATTAAAAGAAGAAATGGATGTGAAAAATGAGACCGAATATTATCGAAGAGTGCAGGAAGAAGATGTACGAAGCCATCTGGCTGGAGATAGACCGTGAGCCACAGCAACCAGCGGTTGCAAGGATAGACATCAAGACAAAGGCAGGCGACATCTGCGTGTGGTGCGACAGAACCGGGAACATAGCGGTCGTTACGCACAAGAACAGCAACAACGAAAGCGAGCGTCTGGAGGAAGCCATCGAGGGCTGCGTTAACTATCAAGACGTTATGGACGACTGGTTGGAGGAGAACAACCAGTACGAAGTCCAAGACCCGATGGACGCTTTCAACGAAAGCAGGCTCGACATGCTTATGGCTCAACTTGTTTAGTGATATGATAGTAATAAGGTTATTTGACACTTAAATCCCTGCAGCGGCAGGGCAAAGGGCGCACGCAAAACTCATTTCAAAGGTTAGCTAATTCATGCGATATAATAATATGCGGAAACAGACAGCGTGCGCCCTACAACGGAAGGGCATCCCTCGGCAGCTGGCAAGGGGGGGTAAGTTTTGGCAGTCAACTGGGGTTCGAATCCCCAGCCTTCCACTAGAGTTAATTAAAAGATTATGTTGAACTATAAATTGAACGAATTATGGAAAATGAGATTATTCAAGTAAGCGGTGGCGAAATGCTGGAAGCCATCAACCGCTCGGAGATTGACGGACAGATTGCCACAGCGCACAAGTTCCCGAGAGACATCATGCAATGCAAGCAGAACATGGTAGCATTGGCAGCTATGGACGATGATGTAGCCTACAACTGCTTTTATCATCTTGAGCGCAAGGACAAGGATGGTAATTTATCGGTTATCGAGGGTCCTAGCGTGAGATTCACGGAAATCATTTCCGCATGCTGGAAGAACCTCCGCATCGCTGGTCGCATCATCGCAAACGATGGAAAGACCATCACGGCACAAGGCGTCTGTCACGACCTCGAGAGCAATGTTGCCTACTCAGTCGAAGTGAAGCGCAGCATTCTGACCTCGAAAGGCTACACCTACTCTCAGGACATGCAGGTGGTAGTTGGCAATGCAGCCGTGGCGATCGCCCAGCGTAACGCAATCTGCAAGGTCGTTCCGCAGGTATTGATTTCAAGCGTAGTCAATGAGGTTCAGGAGAAGGCTCTCGAATACATCAAGAAGACTGGCGTCAAGAGCCAGTGGAAAAGCTGCGTATACTTCTTCCAAGCCTACCGGGTAACAGACCTTATGCTGCTTGACTACATCGGGAAGAAATCAGACGAGGAAGTCACGGCAGAGGACATTCAGAAACTGGCTGGTGTGTACAACGCCATCAAGGAAGGCTCGACCACCGTAGAGGAGACCTTCAAGAAGCCGAAGCAGCAGGAAGCCATCGCAAAGCAGGCGCAGGCAGCAGCCGACGATGCAAAGAATAAGGCTCAGCAGGCAATGAGCCGCAGTCAGGGCAAGACTGGTACGGCAACGAAGAAATAAGCCATTTTATTATGATATCCCGAACCGCCACGGTGCAACCTATGGGGTGGGGTCCCATCGAGACAAAGGGAAGCCGTGGCAACTTTTAAACATTCAGTAATATGACAGTAAAACAATTAAGAGAAGCGATTAAAGGTCTAAAAGGGGACGTTTATGTAGAGGTTGTTATGCCAGCAGGCAAGGCTGGATCAACGTGGCACATGCCAGTAGAATCTGCATCAAAGAAGGATGGCAGATTACAGCTCAATACAAACAATCCGATGTAGAACTTTCAAAGCGTGAAAATTATGGCAGAAAAAGAAAACAATCAGAGACACGAGAGCACCATCGACAAGTACTTCGATAGAACCGCAGACGGTTACAAGGCATGGGCTGAGGAAGACGAGGAAGGCAGAAACTTTTTGCAGATAGCATCTGAGACAAATGGAGATACGGACGAAGAAGGAAACCAAGGTTACGACTTCCATATTGCTTGCTCCGGCAAGAGCAGTGTCCTCGCAAGCGGAATTGCTCAAGCAATGGAAAGGGAAGAATTCGTTCGCTCGATTATTCTTACGGCAGCTAGAATATTTTTAATGAATAAATAAAAACATTCAGACAATGAAACAGATTATCAAGTACAAGAACAGAGAGGAGTGGTTGCAGAACCGCTCGAACGGAATAGGTGCATCAGAGGCAGGCACGGTACTGGGACTTAACCCATGGGAAACGCCATACCAGTTGTGGAGACGCAAGAAGGGCATCGACCCACCAAAGGTGGAGAACTTTGCGATGATTGCAGGACACCTGCTGGAGGATGCCGTGGCGCAGTTCTTCAAGCGAGAGAGCCACTGCCACATCATCAAGGCGAGCACGGACGACTACACCATCACGAACACCGATGCGCCATATCTGCGTGTATCTCCTGACCGCACCTTCTGGAGAGTCTGGGCAACGCACAACGAAGCGAGCAAGAGCATCCTGGAGTGCAAGACAACGCAGATGCAGATAGATGCAAACGACATTCCGAAGCATTGGTTCTGCCAGCTTCAGATGAACCTCGGAGTGGGAGAATACAAGGACGGAGCACTGGCCTGGCTGACAGCAGGAAGGGAGTTCGGCTACCGTGACATCGACTTTGACCCCGAATTCTTCGGATGGATGAGGGACGAGATAACCAAGTTCTGGATTGACTACATCGTTGGCAACCAAGAGCCACCTGCATACAACGCACAAGATGTTCTCCTGAAGTCGCCACTGCACAAGGCAGGAAAGGAGATTGAAGCCACAGCCGAAATCGGGGATATGCTCACCGAGTTGAAGGACATCAAGGAGAAGGGCAAGGCACTGGAGAACCGACAGAAGGAAATCGAGGACAACTTGAAGCTGTTCTTCGGAGACGCAGAGAGCATCGTGGACGGAAACGGCAAGACGCTGGCAACGTGGAAAGCACCGAAGGCAAGCGAGAAGTTCGACGCAAAGGCTTTTCAGACAGATCATCCCGAGGAATGCGCTGCCTACATCAAGCAGGTGCAGGGAGCAAGGAGATTACTCATCAAGTAAAGGCAGGGCTTATGGCTAACGTTCCTATATCAAAAACCGACCTAAGGAATATAATTTCCCAACTGGAGAATTATATTTCCCTAGGTGGGAAAGTGACAGCACCGACCGACACAAGCCAGCGGAACAGAATCCGTATGGCTACAGTCTTAAAACGGAAGCTGGAAAAGAAATTATCATTATCAGAATAAAATCATGAACGATTCATTTATACTATACACTTCAGACTATCAGCTAATCGAGGGGCTTACAGATGAGCAACTCGGACAACTTACTCGGGCACTCTTTACCTACGCAAGGGATGGCAAAATCATACAGCTAGACCCAGTGGTACGTATGGCTTTCGTCTTTATAAAAGATAAGATAGACCGAAACCAAACAAAGTATCAGAAAAAATGCGAACGGTTGCGAGCCAACGCACAAAAGCGTTGGGGAATGCAAAAGGATGCAAACGATACAGAAGCATGCAACACTATACAAAAGCATACAAATGAATGCAAAAGTATGCAATTGCATACAAAAGGATGCTTATATGATAGTGATAGTGATAGTGATAGTGATAGTGATGTTTCTAAAGAAACAGATAATAATATACCTTCTAAAGAAGGTTTGTCAATTTCGGAAAATCCGAAAGTTGACCCAGCCAAACGATGCGCAAAGATTGATTTTTCGGCTATCAAGGAATACTGGAATACCAAGCACGACCAGTCGGGCAGCGTAATGCGAAGGTTGACCTTGATGAGCGACCAGCGCAAGGGTAACGTCCGTTCAAGGATAAGGGAATACGGAGGGGACGTTCAGATGGTCTATAAGGCAATCGACAAGGCAATGGCAAGCGACTTCATGAACGGCAAGAACGGAAAGGGATGGGTTGCCAGCTTCGACTGGATGATGTGCCCTTCCAATTTCCCGAAGGTTCTTGAAGGCAACTACGACAACGAGCAGCCAGCAGGAAGCCAGCAGCCGCAATCGGCAGCAGTCAGGGCGCAGGATCCTGCGGCAACGGCAAGACCGAGCATCGGGGAACGCTACGAGCAAGCCAAGCACCAGCAGCCAAGGAGCCAGCAGAGCCAAGACGACAAGTTCGTATGGGTAATACAGCAGAACCTGGACGACTTGAAGAAGAATCCACGGAACAAGCCTGCCAAGGATTCGCTGGCGAGATTCTACGAGCAGGGAGTTCTGCAGCGGCTGGGCATCGACTGGAAGCCCGAAAAATAACGAATGAGGGCAAAATTAGTCACTCTTAGCCGTTTTCACGCTTCGGGCGGCAAATTATTTTAAACGCTTAAAACGAAAGAATTATGGCAAAAGAAATGATTGTAATTAATGAACCGAAAGATTTGTATGAATTATCAGCCCTTGAGGCTGGAACGCTGCTACAGATTGAAGGTAAGGTTATCAAAGTGGAAGAAGATTCGTTGTACTCATCCGGTTGCAGTGCGTGTATATTAAGTGCCGATAGACGACTGGAAAAGTATTGCGTCTTCGCAAATTGCTTAAGCAACGGAAAGGGTTCTGGGTTTCACTTTGTTGAGATTGGGCAAAGAAATCATCGTAAAAAGTAAAGCGTATGAATAAGTTAGAATACATTCTAGGAGATTTGGTAATGACAGACGGAGTACCACTAGGTACAGCCAAAGATGTCGTTTACATAGTAACATCATCAGACCCATCAAAGACTTTGAAGTTGGACTATGGAACGGTTCTGAAAGGTTCTGTCTGCTTAGATAACATAGAAGGGACAGAAATAGGAGATAAAGGTTATCTCTTTTGTGACTGCTGTGCTTGGGTCGATAACATTGTTCCAATCCCTCTCACTCCAGAGATTCTAGAGAAGAATGGCTGGAAGCTTCATAAACATCATGAAAGAAATAGTTATGATGATGTTTCTTGGAGTAGTTATCATAAACCAGCAGAAACAAATATTAGCCTAAGATTCTACCAAGAAGAAAAGGCATTTTTTCTATTTCTTTATGAACAAGAAATTTCAGAAACACCTATAAGGTACATACATCAACTCCAGCACCTTCTCTTTGGTCTTGGAATTAATCACGAAATGAATGTGTATATATAATTAAATTCCAATAAAGATTATGAATGAGTTGTTTTTCCACGAATGCAGAGCCGCTGGGCTTGTGTTCAAGACATCGGACGATTGGTTCAAATGGCTGACCGATAACAGCTATGACATCAAGAAGCCAGTTGCAGAGCATGAAGGCTTCAAGTACAACATCAAGGATGAGTGTGTCAATCCGCACGTAATCGAGTATTCCGTAGAGGATGCAGACAACTGGGGATGGAAGGTAATGACCGCCAACACCCAGTTCGGCTGGATATGGGGCTACAGCATTCAGAAGGGAAAGCTGCATGGATACGACAGTCCGGCAGGCTACCCGAGTAGATATGATGCTGTCAACATCTTCTACGGTAATGAGAAAGAAGCGGTTCAAGACGCTTTGATCTGCATCATCAGAGACCTCGAGAAGAATTCTGGAACCAAAAACACTAACCTCCTTCTCTGGGCAGCGAAGAAGAAGAGGGCAGACATCGTTCATCCACAGCTGGAACTTTTTAAATAGCGAAAAATATAGTAAAAAGAAGAAAATATGAAGAAGATAGAAATCATCACAGACGAACACCGACATCACGTATACGTTGGCAACACCGATTTCTGGCTCGATACCCAAGAACTGGTGGAACTATACAAGAAACTCGGACACGTCAAGCTGTAACAGACAAAAGAAACAAGAGTAATAAACAATAAAAAACATTCAGATTATGGAACAGAAAGATATTGATATTTATGAGATTTTGAAGGGCATGCCAGATGGCACCCAACTTTACACGCCAATTTGCGGAAATGTTGAGTTCACTTCAGTTGAAGCAGACAAGGAGAAATCGAGAGCAATCTGGGTTGAGAATAAGAACGGAGCTTGCTCCTTCGACAAGCACGGCAAATGGATGAAGGGAGGAGAAGCCTTGCTTTTCCCATCCAAAGAAATGAGAGACTGGAGCAAGTTCTTCAAGAAGGGAGACGTGCTTGAGTATGTAGGCGATGAGAAATTACAAGGAACCTGCACATTCGAGAAATACGATGATGAGACGAAGACACGCTTTCTCGGAAGATTCGTCAAGGAGAAAGAAGTACTTAGCCCAAACCGTTCTGCGACTTTCCGAACAGCCGATTGGGGCAAGAGCGATGATCCAGCAGGATATATCCGATTCGTTGAAGAGCGGCTCGGTGGCAAACTGAACCTCGAAACCATGGAAATAGAGAAGCCAGAGAAACTTACGTTTGAAATCGGCAAACTCTACGTTTTCAATAAGGAAGACGAGGACGGAGAGCTGACAATCATCGGTGAGCTCATCGGCAAGAACGTGAGCGAGGACATGCTGACATTCGGCAACCAGTACGAAATCGAGAACGAGAAGTTCGTTACCGACCTAGCCTTCGACCTGAGAATCAGCGTACATGAGGAACTGAGAGAAGCAACAGAGAACGAAGTTGAACTGTTCAAAGTGAGGGAGCATCCAGCCTTCAAGCCTTTCGACAAGGTTCTGGTTAGGAATGAAAAGAGACGCAAGTGGCAGCCAGCCTTCTTTATTTGTGACCGTGGAGAGGAAGCAATTTATAGATATAAAGTCTTGTCTATCCAAAGCGGAATAGTAACAGACTTCCCTCACTGTATTCCATACGATGGTAATGAGTACCTTGCCTTCACGTCAGACCCATTCTAGAGAGCCTATGTCGAGTGAACTTTGCAAGGCTTGCGAGGAAGGGCGAAACTGCATCAATGGCAGGTACTGCCCACCTCGCAGGCAATATGTAGAACACCAAAACATCAAGGAATGCAATGGGAAGAAAGAAGAAGGAGCAATCCTTGAATCACAGAAAATAAGTATTTAACCAGCTGGGCAGACCATCAACGCTGCCCACTCTAAACAAAGAAAGCGAGGTGGAACACGAAGAAATAGAAGAAATAACAGAAGACAGCTAGGTGCAGGAATCCCGAAATAAGGAACATCGGGAACTTCCTGCAACCCAAAGAGGGGGTGCTTGTAAGATAAACTCATTCGGTACGAGATATTCTTTATTTTGCATATTGCCAGGCACTCCCTCGATTTTTCCGTTTCAAGCCAGCAAGACGATGAAAGGAGAAGGGACTATAGGGTAGAGGATAGGAATAGTAGGGAGCTAACGCACAAGCGCACACAAGCGCACACACGCACGTAGGATTCCGCAGCCCGAACAACTACCCACAGACGCAGAGACAATGGCTTAGAACGAAAATTTCAAGAAAATAACAAAAAAAGAAAATCAAAAATAAAACAAAAGTAAAACGAAATGGAAAAAGGAACAGTTATAATCGGAATCGACCCCGACAACCAAGAGAGCGGTGTCGGAGCAGTATTTTACGATAGAAAATTCTTAGCCTACAAGATGAACTTTCCAGCTTTGATAGATTACATCAAGGCTATGAACGAGAGTTGCAAGAAGGTCAAGGTCGTTATTGAAGGCGGCTGGCTCAATAAGAGCAACTGGCATGTGCTAAATAAATTCATGACAGCAGTCAAGGCAGCAGCCATCGGACGCTCTACCGGAATGAACCATCAGACCGGAATTCTCATCGTTGAGTGCTGCAAGCATTACAATATACCCTACGAGATTATCAAGCCACTAAAGAAGTGCTGGAAGGGAAAGGACGGAAAAATAACCCAAGACGAAATCGCCTACTTCATGAGTTCAGACGGAAAGATGCCGAGAATGAACCAAGACCAGAGAGACGCACTTCTACTGGCATGGGTGTGTGCCGGATACAAGGTCAAGGTCAAGCCAAAGAAGCCACAGACAACCCTGCAGAAGACCATCAGAGCCTTTGATGGATGAGAAAAAACGAAGAGTTGCGAAAAGTTAAAAGTGAGCGAAGAACTAACAACTAAAGCAAAAAAGTAGTATCTTTGCGCCAGTGTTTATCAAATAAGCATGTATTTCGAACTTAAAACAAGAAGAAAATGAAAACAGAAGAAATCGCACTATCGAGGGTCAGCGAGAACGAAGCAAACCCGAGGGAGATAAGTCAAGCGAACTTTCAGAAGCTTGTGCAGAGCATCATCGTGTTCCCACGAATGCTGACCCTGCGACCGATTGTTATTGATGAGACATTCCACGCATTGGGTGGAAATATGAGACTGAAAGCCTTGCAGCACATTGTCACGATGGATGAAACAAGCATTCAAGTGAAGTTGGATGCAGAGCAGCGTCTGTCCGATGAGGAACAAGCCGCATTGATGGAGTACTGGAAGGGATGGCAGCAGCAGCCAACAGTTACTGTGGTGAGTGCATCCGATTTGACGGAAGCCCAAAAGAAAGAGTTCATGATTAAAGACAACCTATCCTTCGGCAACTGGGACTTCAACGACCTGGCGAACCGATGGGACAGCTCGCAGCTTCAGAACTGGGGTATGCCAGTCTGGAACCCAGCACCAGCGGAAGCCAGCAGCAAGTGCAAGAAGAAAGACAAGGGCGACCCATTCGCAGGTGAGCTACCGCCTGAAATCGAAGGGCAAGACTTGACACCTGACGACTTGCCAACGATAATGGGCGATGGCATTCTTCCACGTGAGAACGTAATCATTCACTACAAGCCAGCCGATGAGCCATTCCTTGCCAAGCTGTTGGGAGTTGATCATATTGACCGCATCGTCTGGAACTTTGACGAACTGAAACCAAGACAAGAAGAAGGAAAGGAGGAAGACAATGGAGAAGAATAGAATCGAGAACATCGACCTTCACGACCTTGTGGAGAACCAAGACAACCCACGCAGCATTGAGCCACAGCAGATGCAGAAACTCGTTGAGAGCATTCTGACGTTTCCGAAGATGTTGCAGATGAGACCAATCGTATGCAATGAAAACCGAGTTATTCTCGGAGGTAATATGCGATTCCGTGCCCTGCTCAACATCGAGCAGATGGAAGGCGAAGCTATCAAGAACGCAATAGAAGCCGTTGCCGTGAAACTGACAGATGGAGAGAAGCAGCAGCTTTGCAGCCACTGGGAGAAGTGGAAGGCAGAACCAAAGGTCGAGGTCGTTATGGCTGACAGCCTATCCGATGAAGAGACGGACGAGTTCATCATCAAGGATAACGTCTATTTTGGCAGCTGGGACGAAGAGAAGCTGAAGGGAGCATTTGACGTGGACGATATGCAGCGATGGGGATTGAACCCTTGGGAAATCCAGCAGGAAGCCACGACCTACGAGCCGGAAGAGAACGAAGAGCAGCGCATCATCATCGTATATCGCAGCGAGGACGCACAAGCCGTGGCAGATATGCTGGGACTTGACGCAATCGAGAAGCGCAACTTTGACGTGGAAGAACTCAAAGAAAAACCCGAATAGTCGGAATTTTCGCTTTTAAGTCGGAGAAACGCTTGGAATGGATAAACTATCCGCTCGGAACAATTCAATCCGGCAGAGACGAAATTTAATAAAAATAACTCGAATATGAGAAAGACTTGTGTTTTTATCATTGGAACCAACGCCAGCGGAAAGAGCACCGTCGCCCGAAAGCTGATAGAAAGCTTTGGTGGAATCGAAAGCTATTCGAACGGAATAAGCAGCACCAAGGATGGAGTTGCATTTGCAGGGCGATACGATGTTAAGTACGGAGGTGTTGACAATCTGAACGGTACGACCATACTGCGTGACATCGTGAAGAAGGCACTGGAAAGCACCGACTGCATTATTTGCGAGGGCATGAGACTTAAAAACTGGGGTCCGAATTTGACGCACGCAATGTTCAATGCGGACAGACAGATTGTAATCTTCTTATACGCACCACTGCAAGAAATCCAAAAAAGGCTCACAGAACGGTCGAACGGAACGTTGAGCAAGGATATTATCCGGGGACAGCGAGAATCGGCACACTCGGCAAAGAAATGGCAAACTGCGGGGTGTGACGTTGTAGCGATAGACACCACGAAGCAGACAGCCGACCAAATCGCAGACTTTATCATCAACAAAATAAATTCATGAGGATATGGCAGAACATTATGGCAACACGCCAAGAATAACATACGAGTTTCCCGATTGCTCAATGCCAATGGCTTTTGATACTTACAATAATTGCAGCTTTGGCTGTATGTATTGTTTTGCTCAGAACCAGCGAGGTATTGGCAGCAAGAAGAAGGAATACCTGCACAAGGAGGTTAAGGACGTGAGCGTTGAGCGCATCAAGCGAATGTTCATTGACCCAGACAAGCACGCTGGAGACTTTGCGCCATACATCAAGGCTCGAAAGGTTATGCAGTGGGGAAGCATGAGCGACCAGTTCGACAACTTCGAACGGAAGTACGGAACGACACTTGAGCTTTTGCGCTTCTTCAAGGATATAGACTATCCGCTTTGCTTCTCTACAAAGGGAGCATGGTTCACCAAAGATGAGCGATACATGGACTTGATCAGAGGGCAGAAGAACTGGAACTTCAAGTTCTCAATCATCACCAGCGATGCAGAGAAGGCAAGAGTAATAGAGCGAGGGGTGGAAAGCCCACAAGCAAGACTGGAAGCCATCGAGCGCATCGCCAATTCCGGGGCAGGAGGGGCAACGCTGAGACTTAGACCCTTCATCATCGGAGTGAGCACGCCAACATACCTCGACCTTATCAAGGAAGCATTCAACAGAGGGGCTACCGCTTTGAGCACCGAATTCTTCTGTCTTGAGACGAGAAGCCCGACATTGAAGGAATTGTTGCCTACCATCAGTGAGATGGCAGGTTTCGACATTCTCGCATTCTACAAGAAGTACAGCGTACAGTCCGGCTATCTTAGACTGAACCGCAAGGTTAAAGAACCGTTCTTCCATAACATGAAGGAACTGTGCGACCAGCTGGGAATGCGCTTTTACGTATCGGACGCACACTTCAAGGAACTTTGCCACAACGGAAGTTGCTGTGGATTGCCGCCAACATGGAACTACAGCAGGGGACAGTTTTGCGAAGCATTGAACATTTGCAAGCGTAAAGGGTACGTGAGGTGGAGCGACATCAAGCTGGATGCAGAGATTTTCTTGAGGGCGAAACTGGATAAGGCGATGAACATGGGAACGCGTGAGAAGAGTTCGAAGTATTACACGATGAGCGCAGCCGACTACATGAAGTGGTGCTGGAACAATCCGCAGGCAGCGCACTCGCCATACAAGATGTTCGAAGGGGCAATGGTACCAGCTGACGAACGAGACAGCGAGGGTAACATCGTATACAAATACAACGGAGCGAAATTTTAAATCAAGAATCGTATGCCACAAGGTAATAACAACAAGTTAAGGGCACAGCGCATCGACATCGAGAACCGCCTGCAGATTATCGCACCACTATACCGCAAGGGATGGACGGAGCGAGAAATCACGGCAGAGGTTCGCAAGCGGCTCGACAGACCGAAATACAATCAAGCGCACTGCGACATTCAGCGGCTATTGAAGGAGTGGAGGGAAGAGAGACTGACCGACACGGACGAGAAAATAACCAGCGAGGTGGCAAGGTTGAAGCTGGTAATACGTGAAGCGTGGGAAGCCTGGGAGAAATCCAAGGAAGACTACCACGAAAAGACATCGACCCAGCAGGGACAGCCAGTCGTAGATGAGCAAGGGAGGCAGGTTTCCATCGAGACCGTCAAGGCGATAATGTACGATGCAGAGAAGCGAGGATTCGGAGAACCACGCTACCTCGACATTATCATCAAGGCAGAGATGCAGATTTGCAAGCTGCTCGGACTGGATAAGGTCGTGCTTGATTTGAACGCAGGCTTCCAAGGCGGTATTGAGGTACGCTACATCAACTCTGGGCACAAGTGTGCATCCAGCGAGCAGGAAGTAATCGAGCGTGAGGGATTGGACATAGAATAATTTTACCATAATTTTGTTTTAAGTTTTATTGTTTGAAAAGAATGGCACTATTTGACGTTATTGGTGAACTGTATGAACCGAATGCGGACGTGAAGCCAAGGTTTCTCGTGAACCAAGGAGGCACGTCATCGGGGAAGACATACACCATCATGCAGCGTCTTATAGTGCTTTCTTTTGAACACCCCATGGCAATTATCACGGTGTGCGGTCAAGACCTCCCGAACTTGAAGGTGGGAGCCATGCGAGACCTCGATACCATCCTGCACACAAGGGCAGAGCTGCTGGACTGGTTCAAGAACAACAAGAGCGACAGCAGCTACAGAGGAAAGAACGGCTCAATCATCGAGTTCAAGAGTTATCAGGATGCGCAGGATGCCAAGAACGGAAAGCGTGACTACCTGTTCGTGAACGAGGCGAACGGTGTTCCCTACGAAGTGTTCTGGCAGCTTGCAATCCGAACCCGAAAGCAGGTGTTCATCGACTACAACCCAAGCGCAAGGTTTTGGGTGCACAACAACATCATCGGCAGGGATGACTGCCGCTTGATACTAAGCGACCACCGAAACAACCGATTCCTGACGGAGCAGGAGCACAAGAAAATTGAAGAGATTGACGACCCCGAACTGTGGCGAGTTTATGCAAGAGGATTGACCGGAAAGATAACCGGGCTTATCTTCACCAACTGGGGCATCGTTGACAAGCTGCCACCAAGGGAGGAATGGAAGATGGAATGCAGGGGGTTGGACTTCGGATTCACCAACGACCCGACAGCAGTGGAGCACCTTGTATTGGCGCACGGAGAGTTGTGGGTGGACGAAGAAATCTACCAGCCGGGGCTGACGAACGACGACATCGCAGACCGATGCAAGGAAAACGGACTGACAAAACGAGACCTTATCATTGCGGATTCGGCAGAGCCTAAGAGCATTCGGGAGATACACAACCGAGGGCTGTGGATAATAGGCAGCACCAAGGGAGCGGACAGTATCAACAACGGCATCGACATCTTGAAGCGTTTCCGCATCAACATAACCAGACGAAGCAACGGCATCATCGGGAACATGCAGCAATACAAGTGGAAGAAGTCAAGGGATGGAGAGACCACGAACCAGCCTATAGACGCATTCAACCACGGCATAGACGCAATACGATACGTGGCCTTGAAGAAGCTATCCGTAGCGAGCCACGGAACGGCTAAGGCGCACGTATTGAGACAATAACTACGACAAAATTATAAAGCGTATGGATAATAACACGACATTCAAGTACTGGCTGGCAGTGGCAAGGCACACCAGCTACAAAATCGGCAAGCAGCCACGACCAGCGTTTGTCGGAGGAAAACAAGTGCCCGGCAATCTCAACCAGCTATCCATCGGGCAGCTAATAGACCTTTCCCAGCTATCAGACAGCGAAGAAAGTCTGTATCAGATAGTGACAACCGTCCTCGGTCTGAGCCACAAGGAAGTGGAGCAGGCTAGGGCGGTTGATGTCGTTATGCTCATCGGCTGGGTTACAGCGGAGGTTGAGCGCATCAACAAGCTCTTTGAAAGCACAGACACAGCGAAGCCAACACGACTGGAGAAGGAGGCAGGCATCGACACCCTGCGGTTCGGACTGTTCGGAATGCTGGACTGGTATGCGGTAAGGATGGGCATCAGCGACCACGACCAAGTGTTGAAGACACCATGGCTTCGCATCTACAAGTGCATGGAAATGGACAACAAGAGAAGCGTGTACGAGCGGAACCTGCAGAAGTTGAAAGCGGAAGAAATGAAACGAAAATCCAGATAATTATGGCAACAATCAGAGAAACATTGAAGCAGCTGGCAGCAGACACGCTACCGGACTACACCTACCTTTTCGAGGATTGGGACACAGCGGACACCAAGCTGGAGAAACTGAACTATCCAGCCATCGTGTGCATCATCCCAGCCAGTGGTATGACAGAGATACGAAACGGCAGGGTTTACGACACCGTGAACGTTGCACTGGCTTATCTCGACATCGTACCGAGGGGAGCGGAAGGAGAAGACAACGGAGAGTGCATCGACCGAATGAAGTTGGCAGGGGCGAGGATGATACGAGCCATCAACAAGTCGCACCAGTTCGAGCCATTGGAAGGGCAGCAATACTACGAGACCATCATCGAGCGTTTGAGCACGATCGTGTCTGGCGTAATGTACTCCCTTCAGCTGACACAGAGCATAGGAGGGTGCGAGGTATGAGCAAGGGAGGTATTCAATTCGACCCCAAGGCGGCATCGCTGATAATGAGGGAGGAAGTGGAGAGGGCACGGCAGCTTATCATCAACCACATCAGGATCAATGGGCGGAACGCATCGGGGCGCACCATCGCCAGCCTAAAGGTGGAGCAGCCCAGCGAGGATGAGACCATCCTATGGGGACACAAGCCATTCGGGGTACTGGAGACCGGACGAAGGGCAGGAAAGATACCATACGGCTTCCGTGGTATCATCCGCCAGTGGATGAAGGACAAGGGACTGCACGGCACACCTATCCCCTACAAGACCCAGCGACCGCACAAGTACACACCGCAAGAGCGTGGAGATATGAGCATGGCAGGGGCAATCGCCCACACCATCGCCAGCAAGGGTTCTAAGCTGCACCGGACTGGCGGCAGGGCTGACGTGTACAGCAACGTTGTGCCCGACACTATGAAACGGCTGGGGCAGAGACTTATTTTCTTAATCCACCAGTCGGTGGGAAGTATCAAACTTAACAATGAGACGGTATGAGACAGACAACAACAACAAACAATATCACGATTCAATACCCGGACGCTGTAGGCTTCGCATTCTTGCCCTGCATCATCAAGGCAAGCGGCTCGGGTGTTGCGAGCATCGAGGCAACCATCAGCAGGGAGACAAAGACGTACACATACAGCGTGGAAGCGTTTGCGGAAAATTGCATCATGGACTATCGGGAATATGTGCAGGCACTCTTCGATGGCATCAGCTTCGGAAACCTCGACTACAGCAGGGAGAGCCAGAAGAGTAACCTCGGGGCAGTGTTCGATGTTTCCGTGAAGGTCAAGAACAGCGAGGGGAGCGACCTTGCGACATTCAGTTATACAACATTCTACGTTTGGGGAGCGATGAAGGCAGGCGAGACGTGGAACGGATGCAAGAAACTGACATGGTTCACGAATTTCCCATTCTCCTTTGGTCTTTATATCAATGAGGCTTCCCAGATTCTTGTCGGCTACGAGGGAGCACCAAACAAGTTAGTTAAGCCTAGCATCGATGGTATCGTGGACATTAACGCCAGCGTTCTACCAAGCAAGGCTAGGTACTGGAATATCTACGACTACGATGGCAAGATAGAGCAGGGGACGTTCACGGGCGTTTTCGACCTAACCTTTGCGATGGCGAGCGGTGGAAAGCAGTCTCTCCTTGTAAGGATAGAAAGGAACGACACAGAGAAGGGCATTTATCTGCGGTGGGTTGACCGCCACGGCTTTTATCGCTATTGGCTCTTCACGCAAGGTGCTGAGAGTAGAGCGGTAAGCAGCGACACCAGCTTCGTGCGCAACAACCTCGGAGGGTATGATGATACAATATTCGGCTACCTCGGAGCGAATGGAAGAAGGCAGGGCTACGGCAGGGAGGACACCATACCTCTTTGCGCACCATTGGTGGACAGCGAGACGTTCGATTTACTGCAAGACCTAGCCAGCAGTCCAGTCGTTGACATGTACCTCGGCAGTAACAAGTGGAAGAGTGTGACAATCAAGGCAGGAACGTACACCAAGACAACGGCAGAGCTGCAGGATTTCGTCTGCAACCTAGTTATTAACAATACACAGATTCAGCAGCTATGACAGACCATCAACTTTACATCGATGGCATCTTGATGGATATGAGCGAGGAAACGGCAATCACGCTCGACATCAAGAGCAACCTTTTCCGTGACATCACGAAAATGACCGCCAACACGACATACACCATCAACCTGCCCAAGACAGCGCACAATATGGCGGTGCTGGAGTTCGCAGGGAAACCGAGCACAAGCAGCAAGTACCCCTATATTTTCCACACAGCACGTTATTTCCGTAACGGACTGGAGATTATCCGCAACGGAAGGGCAAGCGTCCTGAGCGTCAAGGAAACCATCGAAATTTCGATTTATTGGGGATTGTTCCAGGCATTGGCAACGCTGCAATCGTCCGATTTGAAGCTGAACGAGTTGAATTGCACGAAGTATCTGCGGTTCGCCAAAAACAACACCTCTGACACTTACGAGAAGGCAATATCGGAGGGAGTATTCTATGGGAGATACGAAACGGCAGTGTTCAAGACATCAAGCGAGGAGTGGCAGGGCTATGACAGCAACGTTGGAGGGAACAGCGACACGACATATTCACTCGTTGACGGTAAGATAAGAACTGGAACAGAAATCGGAAAGTATGTATCGGGCGAGGTTTTGACCGATGAGACCTACCGTTGCGCAATCATACCTTTCGAGGCTGGAATGAGAGCCACCATCAGCAAGGTTTTAGGCAAGGGACAATTCAGAACATGGGCAATACTCGACACCAACAAGAACGTCCTTAGCCTTGCCGATGATGCCGGAAAGACAGAAGAAGAGACCTATCCTATACTTCCGGCTCCAGACCCTATGCTCGGAATGTTCGTGAGTGCAGGAGATTGCATCGCCAATCTCAAAACGAGCGTTGCCATGAAGACAATATCCATCAGGGTTCGGGCAGAGAAGGCTGGATCTGTCGAATACGGAGTACTTAACAAGGAGACCGGAGAAACAACACCATGGGGAACGTATGATGTTGCAGCCGGAGAAGCCGAGTTCAGCGTGGTAAAGAGTAAACCTTCCGGCATTCTGATATACATTAAGCCTTCCGTAGATGATATGATAAACATGGCGTTAAGCTCTGGGGGTGTGAATGCTTATTATCTCTCGGACGGCAAGTTATCCCAAGTGAATTCACCCGGAGCGTACAGCGTTAAATATACGAGCGAGAGTATGCCTGTAGATGTAGAACTGCAAGCACCAGCCACTGCGCAATGGCTTATCATTAACGCAATCAAGGACTACAGCACCGGCACGACTATTCTTGTTAAGAGTATTAGCGAGACGGAGAACAATGCGAAAGCGAGCCGTGGCACGTTTGGCGGCTCTTTTGGCAATAGCGGTGGTGGTACTCTCAAGAGTGAAGGAACAATCCAGCCAAGCGTTACGGCACAGTATATTCTAGACCTCATCACGGTACAGACTGGTGTTGCATTCGGCTGGAGCAATCGAGCGAAAGAAACTATCAATGGGCTCGCTGTTCCCCTGATTACAAGGAAGGCAGATGCGCAGACGGTTGTAGGTAGCTTAGAGGGCACTTTTTTCCAAACAGAGAGCCTAGGTATTCTCGACTTCCAACCAACGAGCCTATCGGAGGTATTCGATGGGCTGGAGATTGGGCACAGATACAGCCAGCTGAATGTTAAGATTGCCTGCAAGATGATTTTTGATGTTCAGATGAATTGGTCGTGGGACGCATCGAAGGTTACTCCCAGCGGACACAAATCATGGAGTTTTGGCGAGGGGAGCACTGAGTCGCAGGCTTTCTACTCATATCCACCCAATTACATCGAAATGAAGGTTAAGCACAATAACGGTGACGGAACTTGGACGGAAACTCCATATATTGCAGGGTTGCAGCAGGATGAAACTTCTAGAAAATATGTGACCGATTACGAATCGGATAAGGTAAACGGCAGATTCATACACCTTGTAGCAGGACGAGGGGAGATAGATTTGGAAGAGGGCGACATCGTAACCTTCGAAATGAAGCACCCGAAAAATCAGACATTAATTGGATTGAAGTGTTACAACGGACGGTTGTCTGCCAGCATCAAGCAGAGCGATGAAGTACCCTACGGAGGTAATTTCCCTATCGGCAAGAACCTTCCCGACATCAAGGTAACGGACTTCTTGAAGTGTATCTGCATTCTGACATCAACGTTTCCAAGCCAGCGGTTTATTGGTGGAACACTTACGTTTGCCGACATCGTGAGCCTTTGGGAAGCCAAGGCGCAAGCGGTTGACTGGACGAAGAAGCTCATCCCAAGCGAAGCCTGCAACCATCCAAGGCAGACCGATTTCAGCGTAGAGGACTACTGCCAGCATAACATCTACAAGTGGAAGGAAGACGACACCGTATATCAGCAGCATGATGCGGATATGACGATAGACAACAAGACGCTGGAATATACGCAAGACGTCTGTACGCTGCCATTCGCAGCCACGGACGGAAACCGCATACCGATATACGAGTGGGAGAACCATCAATACACCTTTGGCAGAACTACGAAAACGGTACAGACTCCGACCAAATACAAGGCGTGCAAAGACCGAATAGTGAACCTAACGAAGAACGATGCCGGCTATGCGGAATTGGCTTTCAACATCGACCTTCAGGACATCTTCGACAACAAGCTGGAAAAGTTGAGAAAGACGGTGGCGAACCCACACCATATTGTGGAGCGGTTCAACCTCTCAGATTTGGAGATCCTGGAATTTGACGAAACGAAGCCAGTGTACCTTGCCCAGTACGGAGCGTATTTTGCGGTTATCGAGATCAAGACCACAAGCAGCGGATATTGCGAGGTTACAATGATAGAGTTGAACAACTAAAAAGAAAGAACTATGGTAAGTGAAGACAAACAGCAGATTCTTGACATCAAGGTCAAGTACGAGGATGCAATCTATGGCATCATCAGATACAAGGAGAAGATAGACCAGTTGAAGGCAAGCATCAAGGACTTGCAGCAGCAGGAGAAAGACAAGACCATCACGACCAACGAAATGAAGGTGCAGACGGAAGCCATCAACGCAACCATCAAGGAGTACCAGTACAACGTGCGTGCCTTGCAGAAGGAGATCCAGAACAACGTGCGCACAGAGAACGAGCAGGAAGGCAGCTTGAAGCAGTTGCGTGCCCAGCTTTCCAATGCCACCAAGAAGTATGACGAAATGGCGAAGGCAGAGCGTGAGGGAGCGAAGGGGCAAGCCCTAGCCCAGCATATCAACGAGATAACTAACAAGTTGAAGTTGGCTGAGGAGGAGACGCAACGATATTATCGCAACGTTGGCAATTACTACAACTCGATGATGCAAGCAGCAGATGACCTGCAGGGGACGGAGTTCTTTGGTATGGATATTGTCAATGATACCGAGGTTAGCAACATCATCAAACTGGCGCAGAATATGGATGGACTGACAGACAAGCTGAAGGCGTTCGGTAAGACCGCAATCGGCTTGGTTATGAATCCATATTTTGCTGCACTCGCTGGCGTTGTCGGCGTTGGTATGACATTCAAGTGGTTCTATGACTACAACAAGGGATTGATGGAAGCCACACGACTTACAAAGGAATTCACTGGCTACACCGGGGAAGCATTGGAGACGATGAGGAACAGCATCACAGCCACAGCGGACTCGATGGGAAAGGATTTCAATGACGTTCTCGCCACATCTGACAACCTCATGGCGAACTACCACCTATCGGGCGAGGAAGCGATGAAAGTTATCAACGATGGCTTTGCGAGCGGTGCAGACCTGTCTGGCGACATGCTCAACAAGATACAGCAATATGCGCCTACATTCCACGATGCAGGTATCTCGGCAGACCAGATGGTTGCTATCATCCAGCAGACACGAAGCGGCATTTTCAGCGACAAGGGTCTTGACATTATCACGATGGCAAGCAAGAAAATCCGAGAAATGAGCACAGCAACATCTGCAAGCCTTGACGCTATCGGCATTTCCAGCAAGCAGGTGCAGCAAGACCTATCCAACGGAACGAAGAACACCTTCGACATCATCCAGCAGGTTGCTTTGAAGATGAAGGACTTCGGAGCGGACAGCCAGCAGGTGGGCGATGTTCTGAAAAACGTCTTCGGTAAGCAGGGAGCACAAGCAGGTATTCAGCTTATCGAACAGCTCGACACGATGACAACCGACATCGAAGAGGTGAAGAAGCAGACTGGAGAGTGGGGAGAGACCCAGCTGGAGAACATCAAGCTGCACAAGGAACTCAACAGCTACCTTTCGTCAATGTTCGATATGAGCCAGCACGGATTCGAGGAGATGATCGAGAAGGGCAAGATGTTCGGAACGAAGGTGCTCGTTCAGATAATGAAGGGTTTATTCAACACCATCAACTACTTCATCGACTGGTACAACGAGAGCCTTCTTCTGCGTGGAGTTATTCAGACACTTGGAGTTGCTTTTCGTGGAGTTTGGTCGGTAGTTAGAGGCGTGGCAAACCTTATCATCGATGCAATGAAACAAGTCGGCAGAAGCCTAAAGGGTGCGCTCGATATATTGGAGGGTATCGTAACGTTCGACCTTTCAAAGGCACAGCAGGGATTCAAGGAGATATTTGACCTTTCCAAGTTTATCAAGGAAGGATGGAATGATATTAAGCAGACTGGCGCAGACTTTGGAATCGCATTCGCTGACGGATACGAGAACGCAGTGAACGGAAGACTGAACCATCTGAAACTTGCGAACCTAGACGGTGGAGCGACCAGCAGCGAGCCAACGAACGGAAACAAGGGAACGACACCAGCAGCCAAGGGCAGCACCACCAAGACCAAGGCGCAGAGAGCCAAGGAGGAAGCGGAAGCCAAGGCAGAAGCAGAACGCAGAAAGAAGCAGGAAAAGGAATTGCAGGCACAGATTGCACTTATCCAGTACAAGTACAACGAGCAAGTAATGGACGCAAAGAAGCGATACCTCGCAGGTATGTACGACAACGAGCGAGACTACAGCAACGACCTCGAACAGCTGGAGAAGGATATGGTGGCAAGGAGCATTGACGCATACGTGGCGGCTGGAGAGATAGGAGCGGAAAAGGCGCAGGAAATGCAGGCTAAGCTGCTCGACATTATGATTAAGGCGAAGGCAGACATCAAGAACCAAGCCAAGGAGATTGTGGACGTAATCAACAAGGAGTTCGAGGAAGCAGAGAAGAAACGCAGGGATGCGAACATCATGAACGGTGGCACTGGAGAGGAAGACGATGCAGCCAAGCTGGAGAGATACAAGGCTTTCCTTCAGAGCAAGATGGACGCCTACAAGGACTATGCAGCCGTGCAGGAGCAGCTGCAGAAGGATTTGAGCGATTCCGAAGTCAAGGAGCAAGAGGAAGCAAACAGGAAAAAGGCAGCTTTGCAGGAAGAGCAACTAAAAATGATGAGCGACATGATACAGACCATGGGGGACGGTCTGTCCGAGTTCTTCGAGAGCGAGGATAAATCGCTGCACTCATTCCTTAAATCGATGCTGACATCAATACTGGATGCAATCGAAATTGCGGTTAACGCTTACTTTGCGCAGATACTCGCCAAGGAGATTGCAAGCAAGTCGTGGGGAGGTGTTGCGAGTGCAGCAGCATTGATGGCACTTGTCAAGGCAGCGTTTGCAGGAGCAAAAGCACTCGTCAAGGGGTTTTCCACTGGTGGCTACGTCCAAGGCTCTGGCACTGGAACGAGCGACAGCATCCCGGCAAGGCTTAGTAATGGCGAGAGCGTAATGACCGCCAAGGCGACTTCAATGTTCAGTCCGATATTATCCGCATTCAACCAGCTGGGCGGTGGCGTGCCTATCGTAGCAAACAACGGAGGCAGCAACATCGGAATGGATATGCTGGCGGCAGCTGTAGCCAGAGGGTATCAGATGGCTCCTCAGCCAGTAGTGAGCGTTGAGGAGATAAACCGCACCCAGCGTAGAGTGCAGACGATAGAGAATATCAGCAGGCTCTAATGGTGTTGTTATTTCATCAAGATTTGCGTTCTGAGCGGTTTTTAGTCGAAGGTGGTAAAGTTATACACCCAAGGAAGTAAAAGCCGCTTAGAACGCAAAATTTTGGCTTGTTTGGAAAAATTAACTGTTTATGAGATAAGCATGTTGAAAAATATCGTATCTTTGCAGCGTTTTAAAACTTAAAAAATCACGTTTAAATGGCAAAACTCAGAATATACAACGACATCGACAGCCAAGACAACAAGTTTTGGTATCAATGGTGGGATAGTGACTGCGTGTGTTTTCAAGATATAGATGTTTTTGCGGCAAGCATACCGAAAGACGATGATACCATCGATATGCGCATCTTCTGCAATGGCGGCTCTGTGGTCGAAGGTTGGGCAATTTACGACAGACTGAGACAGAGCGGAAAGAAGATAACCTGCACCGTGGAGGGCAAGGCAGCATCCATGGCAACAATCATCATGCTCGCAGCACCAAAGGAGAGTCGCAAGGCATACGAGAACGCTTCCTTCCTCCTGCACAACCCGTGGGTTCCTGGCTGGTGTCTGGGCGACCAGCTGAACGCAAAGGACTTGAAGAACCAGAGCGAGGAAATGCAGATGTGGCAGGACAAGATGGTGGACGCATACGTAGAGCGGTGCGAGTGCGACCGGGAAGAGATTCAAGCCTTGATGGATAAGGACATCTTCATCAGTACAAGCGAGGCTTTGCGCCTGGGGCTTATCGGCAGCACCGTTGCACCAATCAGCGCAAGCGCATCGAAGCGCAACATAGAGCAATTCATTAATTCCAAACAACAAAATCCAAAAGCAATGGAGAAGAAAACAGAAGTAAAGGCTTCTCTCCTTGACAAGATTCTCGCCAAGTTGGGCGTGAAGTCACTGGAGGAAGCAGAGCAGGCGGTGGCAGAGCCACAAGCCAAGGTAGAGCCAAAGGCTATGGAACTCAACACAGCGGACGGACAGACACTGACCGTTGAGCGTGAAGAGGGAGATCCACAAGTTGGTGACAAGGCAAGTCCGGACGGAACCTTTGAAATGCCGGACGGCAAGACAATCGTTGTCGAGGACGGTGTAATTACTGACATTAAGACAGCAGACGATGATGAGACGGACAACACCGACAATGAGGGCGGTGAAGGCGGCAGCGCATCAAGCACCGACAACGACACCGTAGCCAAGTTGCAGCAGCAGGTAGCAGCACTCAAACAGCAGTTGAACGACACCAAGGCACAGCTGGTAGGCGCACAGAAACTTGCGAAGAGCAAGGAAGATATGCGCATTCTGAATGCCGTGAAGATGGCAGGCGGTGCTGAGAAGGTGTTGGCAGGCTACAGCAGCCGCTACCAGCCAGCACAGCGACAGCCAAGCGGCAAGGGCGCAGGCGACAACGTGAACGCTGTAGAGGAAGGTAAGAACGCCATCAAGGAGAGACTTGCCAAGCTCCACAAAAAGGGCAAGAAGTAACAAGTATTAACCCATTAAATCAGAAGAAAATAATGGCAGGATTTACGAAACAGCAACTGGAGAACCTTAAACTCCAGCCGGAAAACCTAGCAAGCATCAAGGATGCAATGCAGGAAACCTTCTACAACGATGAAGATTTCTCTTCATTCGTGAACATTCAGAAGGTCAAAGAAAATGACCCTATCGCTCTTCTCGGAGAGATGGAAATGGTCGGCAAGAAGGGTGGCGGTTGCGACCCTACCTATGAAGAGAAGGGCATCGCCAACTCTCAGAATCGTTGGGAACTCGGACAGTGGGAAATCCCTATTAAGATTTGCTACGAGGCATTGAAGGGAACCATCGCTGAGTATTCATTGAAGACTGGAACAGAGATTGGCGACCTTAACAGCACCGACTTCATGACCATCTACACCGATGCACTCCTGCGAGCCATACAGCAGATGATTTGGCGTTTCGGCTGGTTTGGTGACAAGGCGGCAGCATTGGCAGGTGCAGGTGGCGGCAAGCTGACAGCAGGGTCGGACGTAAACATGTTCAACGTCTGCGATGGTTTGTTCAAGCGCATCTTTACAGCCACAGCGACCAAGAACCATACCGCCATCGCAGCCAACAGCGAGACCACGGCAGCAGCGCAGATTTCTGCATTGCGCAAGAGTGGTGCGGCTACTACACTTGTGGACACCATCCTGATGGATGCAGACACACGTATCGTTGACGACAGCGATGCCGTATTGCTCATGACACGTTCGCTTGCTGACGCACTGACAAACGACCTCAAGAAGACCTACCACGACATTATGCCATGGGAGAAGTTGTTCGATGGCTTCGAAGTAGCGACCTACAACGGAGTGAAGATTGCACGTGTCGGCATTTGGGACAGAATGATTAAAGCATACGAGAAGGGCACAACGACAGTCAACCTTCCACACCGTGCGGTATTCTGCAATCCTAAGCACCTAATGGTTGGTACTGACGCTGATTCACTCATTAGCGACCTCGACATCTGGTTCGACCAGAAGGAGCGCAGAAACTATCTCTATGCTACTGGTAAGATTGGCACGGCTCTCCTCGAAGAGGACATGATCCATGCAGCTTACTAATCGCTCCATCATCAAGTATTAAGTTTACAAATCCTCAACACCCACAAAACGGTGTTGGGGATATAACAATTTAAAACGAATTAATATGGCAACAACTTGCGAGAGCCTTATCGCCCAGGACATCATCATCCCTTGCGAAGACCAAGTAACGAAGGGACTGGAGGGCGATGGACTTATCATCAACCGAGACGACATCGACTTCACCAAGTCCGTTGTAGCGGGCAATATAATTAAAACATTAGTTTTGAAGACTGGCAAGAAAGCATACGCTATCCGGCAGGAAGGCAGCAAGCCATTCACTGGAACCAAGACAGAACTGACCGTTGGCACGTATCGCAACAGCTGGAAGAACACCGTAGCAGTCGTGGTATTGGCTAACACACCTGACGTTTGCGCAAATATTATAGACGGACTGGCGAACGGAAAGTTCGTTATCATCCTTCGCAACCTCTCTAAGGGAGCGGACGGAAAGGCAGAGTATCAGGTATTCGGATATGCGCAGGCACTGAAGGCAAGCGCAGGCGAGAACGACAAGTACTCTGACGACACCGAGGGCGGCTGGCTTATCACGCTTGAAGAGGAGAGCGTACCGAAGGCAGCGTACTTCTTCTTCGACACAGACAGCGAGACCACGGCAGCAAAGTACGCCAGTCTGACAACAGCCGTAGGAGGTTAAGCCATGACCTACGAGGAAGCAACAGCCAAGGTCGAGGAGTTGAAGGCACGTTTCGACAGTCCCTTTGATGCAACCGACAAGGCAGTTATTGAATCTCTATATTTCGAGGTAACACGCAAGCGTTTCGTTCCGACAACCTGCCAGCAGTGTTACCACGATGCTCTGATAAAAATATATCTAAAACTCAAAAAAGAAAAGGCAATGCCAAAAACATGTAATTACGCAATGAAGGCAGGTTTCATCATTTCCTGCCCGGATTTCTACCATGGTAAGATTTTCACCAATGAGAACCTGACCGACAAGGTAGCGCATGAATATCTGAGTAAATACCCACACATGGAAAGCTACTTTCAGAAGATACCCAGCGATGAACTCATCGAGAACAAGCAGCAGCCAGAAGGCAGCGACAGCGGTGCAGATGATACCACCGGGAAAGATCCTGCCGAAAAAGCAGCAGGCAGCGACAAGAAAAAAGACCTCGACCAAGCCGAGAAAGCAGGCAAGGAAGAAGAGTAAAACAACAAGTAAAACGACACAAGCAGTATGAACGTTAAGACAGTTAAGAAGCCAAAGCGAAGGGTTGATATTGGCTACGTCAGCCGATTCAAGATGCAGGCATACGGATATGATAATCTTTATCCGCAGAACCTCGCACGCATCACGGAAGCCAGCGGAACGGCAATGCTGTGCCTTAACCGATATGCCCGATTCATTGAGGGCTACGGCTTTGATAGCGACATTCTAGCAGCGATGGCGATGAACCAGCAGGGGGACACGGCAGACGATTTGCTCCGGAACGTAGCGCAAGACCTCGCACGCTTTGGAGGCTTTGCCCTTCATGTTAACTACAACGTTCTAGGGCAGGTGTCGAGCGTGAGCCACGTACCCTTTGAGAATTGCCGCCTTGAAGAGACGGACGACAAGGGGAACGTGGCGCACGTCTTGCTGCATCCAGACTGGGAGCAGAAGAAAACGAGGAACGGAAAGCGGTTGATGGTGAACGAGAAGACAATCGAGCGCATCAACGTCTTCAACCCCGACCCGGACATCGTTCTTGAACAGATTGAGAACGCAGGAGGTATCGACAGCTACAAGGGGCAGATTCTGTGGCAGAGCCTAGACGGACAGTTCATTTATCCTACAGCAAGCTATGATTCTGCCATCACGGAAATTTCGACCGATGAGGGACTGGGAAACGTGAAGATGCGAAACGTCCGCAACAACTTCCTTGTATCGTGTATGCTCGTAACCAAGAAGGGCGTGCCTAAGTTCAACGAGGAAGGCGAAGAGGTGGAGAGCGGACAGATGATTTCCGATGAAGACCTTCTGCAGTTCCAAGGGGACGAGAACACAGCGAAGATTCTTGCGGTCGAGGTGGAGAACGAGGAAGACGAACCAAAGGTTGTGGCTTTCCCTACAAAAAACTTCGACAAGGAGTTTTCCGTGACCGACAGCAGCGTTATTGAGCGCATCTACGCACAGTTCCATCAAGAACTCTTCTATGCCATCCGTATGGGAAAGCTTGGATTCAGCGGACAAGTTATGCAGGATGCCTACGAATACTATGCAGGCGAAGTGACGACCGAGCAGCGTTTCATCGAGCGAGCCTTCAAGAAGATTTTCAAAAATTGGCACGATCCAGCCATTCAGAACATAGACCCCAAGCTGCAGCCGTTGAAGTATATCAGCAGCGAGTTGGCAGGGAATAATACGATAGATTAATTGATTGAGCCTATGGGAGAACAGACAAGAAAACAACTTATCACGGTTGATCAGTTCCGGGAACTGGCACGACCTACCAGCGCACACCTGGATGAGAATGAAGTGAACGCATACATTCGTGAAAGCGAGGACACGAACATCATACCAGCCATCGGGTGGAAACGTTTCAAGGCAGCGACCGAGCAGGGAGAGTGGGGCGATTCTGTATTGCCCGATTTCCAGCCTGCGGTCTTCCTGGACGGTGGCGAATACACCGCCAAGAAGGAGGGCGATTGCAGCCAAGGCGAAACCAAGGTGCAGAAGTACACCAGCGGAATACGCAAGGCACTCGCTTATTTCACGTATGCGAGGCTTTTCCGTTCCGATGGCACAATTGTAAGCCGAGCTGGTGGAATGCGCCACAGAGACGATTATTCAGACCATGTTCAAGATGTATCGAACAACAAGCAATACAACGACATCATGGATATGGCGGAAAGATATTTATCAGATGCACTCGAATACCTCAAGGCATTCACCCCGAAAGGGGAAGTGAAGGCACAGCGAGGAACGAGGGCGCATATTCACGCAATAGGCAACTAAAAGCACATAAGGCATGAACGAGGATATTCAAAAAATGCTCCGTATGGCAGAGCAGATACGAGACGCAACGCAGGTTGGAGAGAACACAGCGTTGCGTGTCGGCACGGAAATTTACGACATCGTTGTCGAGTTAAGCAAGATGCTCGCCATGATGGACGATAAACTGGAGAACGATGCGGTCGTTAAGATTGTCAAGAGTGAACTCGCCAAGATAACTATAACTCAATCGCAAATTGCGGATGGGGCAATAACGGGAGCGAAGCTTGCCTACGGCTCTGTAAAGAACAGAAACCTAGCATCCATTTGTGTGACCGGAGACAAGATCCAGCCGGGAGCGGTCAAACACAACCATCTGGCCGAGAACTGTATATCGGAAGGAAACATCAGAAACGGCAGCGTTACAGCGAAAAAACTCGGAACGGATATCTACAGGGACATCGCAAACAGAGTGACCAACATGGTGAAAAAGGACTTTCCTACAGCAATAACTACACAAGAAATAGATGCATTATTTGCTTAATAATAATTTTAAAAATTAATTAATATGAAATTTTTAGATTTAGATGGTTTGAAATATTATCATCAAGCTCTTTGTAATAAGTTTAATTTAACTCCTTATTCCAAAAAGACTGAAACTGTAAAGGATATAGAAGTATATAATCCGAATTTTGTTAATGATGACGATGATGCTCCTTCTAACACTTCTATTAGAATTGAACTTGCTGATGGAACTCATAAATATGTCAACGTTCCTGAAGCTAGTGGACCTTATAAAGTAGGTACTTTTACTTATCCTGGTAATGCAGGTTTTATGTCTATTTCAGATAAAACTAAACTTAAATCTATTCCTAGTAAATATATACCTACATCTGATGGAGTTATTAATGAATCTATGACTTTTAGTAAAAATATTTTTCTAAAAGACGTTTATATAACAGGATATATTTCTGGAGAAGATCGAGACGAAGGTGTTAGATTTAATGGTTGTGGCGGAATAGAACATTTTAATCAAGATGAAGCTATAAGGTCTAAATTATGGAACGCTCAAGGTGGAACTATTGATATATCAGAAATTCTTATAAATGCTGCTATATATGTTGAAGGTGAAATAACTAGAGCAGCAGGCTCTGTAAATTACAATGATGTTATAAATTTTCCTAATAGTATAGTATTCGATACTGTTACTGGTATATTTTATGCTAAAAAGGATGATAAACTTTATACTCATTGGAATGCTTATTTACAAAAAAATATTTATCCTCCTGAAAAATATGGTGCAGTAGTTGATAATTATGTTTATCCTATTCCTAAGCAAATATATAAGTTTAAAGGAAATAATAATCTTTATATATCTTCTTATCTTAATAATGTTGCTACAATGACAATATTTACAATAAACTAATAATGAATGATAAAGAGAAAAAACTTGAACTTTAAGTCGTTGACTTTATAAATTAAAAATAAGACAATATGAAAAAGAAACCATTACATGAAGCACTGGCAGTGCTTCTTACCAAACTATCATCGGCAAGGGACAATCCCTTGCTGATGGATAACTACGTAGTGAAAGCCTTGCGCACGGTTCTTTTGAATTTCAAGGAATCGGGCGAGCTTCACGAAGCATACAAGGAACAGATACAATCCACGCTGGAGAGTGACAACCCATGGGTAGCTATGATGATGAAGTCAATGGGCGAAGATTCTACTATTAAGAAGGGTATGACCGATGAAGCCATTGACGGAATGATTGATTCTATGCTGGGGGCAGAATAATACAATTTTCGTCTGAAATTATATATAATAATCTACAATAATTTTAATAAATTATATATGAATGACAAGGAGAAAGAACTATGGCGAGTTATAGACAACGTAATCAAGTGTTGCGCTATTGAGCTTCCGAACGGAGAATTAAGCATTACGAGAGCAGACGTTCTCGGCAAGTCGAGAGCAGAAAACCTCGTAATGACACGATGCATGGTCGTTGAGCAGATGATACACGCAGGATTCAGCGTAACGACCACTGCGACCGTATTAAACCGCACCGTTCCAGCTGTGAGACATCTTTGCAAGATGGCTTACACCTATATCAGCACGTCTCGAGTTTATCGACTTGCCACGGCACAAGCGACCTTGCTAAACAAGGACGTAGAGCCGATTTGTGTTTAATCATTCAGAAGGAAACAAAAAAGAAAATAACAAAAAGCGTTCTTTGACAATAATTCGATAAATACACCTGCACTAACTTTTTGTAGTGAGCCAAAAATCAGAGTAAATTTGCAGCGGATTCCAGTATTTGGTTTCCGTAACGTAATTAACTCAAAATTATATGGCAGACACAATCGAGAAAGTTTATTGCACTGGGGACGGTGGCAATGACAACCTGGCGGCAGCGTTGCTCGCTAGAGGTAGAGACAATGATCCAGCGACTATGCTGGCAGCAATGAACGGTGGTATGGGTGGAGGTTGGAACAACCCATTTGCCTACATGATGATGTTGGGAATGTTCCGCTTCATGTATGGCGATGGCTGGAACGGACAGAACGGCAACGTACAGCGTTCCGAAATCCAGTCTCAGATTGACAGCCTTCGCACTCAGATGAGCGACAACCACAACAGCGACCTGTTGATGGGAGCAATCCAGGGCAACAACCAGGACTTGAAGACCCTGGCGGCTAACTTGAACTGCGACTTCAACGCATTGCAGTCTTCTGTTTGCGGCATTCAGGCAGCAATCCAAGATGTAGGCGGCAAGGTTGGTTTCAGCGCAGAGCGAGTAATCAACGCAGCGAACCTCGGAAACCTCAACATCATCCAGCAGTTGAAGGACTGCTGCTGCCAGACCCAGCAGAACATCATCCGTATGGGCTACGAGCAGCAACTGGGACAGAAGGACATCGTGAACACCTTGCAGCAGAATTTCGCCTACACCAATACAGGTGTGGAGCGTGCGGCAAGCAGTCTCAGCAACCTTATCCAGTCGGTCGTTTGCGACTTGAAGACCTCGGGCAAGGAGAATACTCAGCGCATCGTTGATGTTCTGAACAACCACTGGGAGCAAGACCTTCGCATCCAGCTGGAGGACAGCAAGCGCAGAGAGCAGACTGGTTTCATTATCCAGCAGCTGAAGACCACCACAACCACAACTGGAGCGTAGGAGGTCTAAGCAAAATCTATCAAGGGGCAACTCGCTGTGTTATCAGTGAGACCCCTTTTTGTCTATTTATCGAATTATCTAAAAAGAGCGCATTATGGAATTTAAGAATATACAAAGAAATCACCCGGTCTATCTGCTAGACAAGCAGACGGTGGAAGTTAAGGAAGGCAAGGTCATAGACAACCAGCCGCACATCAACACTGGCATCGCAACCATTTCCAGCAACGGACAGCCAATGCGAGACGTAACAATCGAGGTGGAGGGAAAGCAGACCATCTACACCATACCCGAACACCTCGGAGTTACCTTTGCAGGCGAAATCGTACTGGCCACCGACAAGGCAGACCTTTTACCCGAAGTTGGGAAATTGGTAAATGAAGCCGATGAGATAATCAAGGCATACGAGCCAAGCAAGGAGCGGAAAGCCAAGGGCGAAGAACTTCTTGCAGCTTTGAACCCGGCAATCAAGGAAAAGCAGGAAACGGAAAAGCGTTTCAAGGCACTTGAGGGCGATATAAGCGGCATTCGTGGCATGGTCAAGCAGTTACTCGACAAACTAGGATAGGAGGGCGCACAATGAAGAAAATAATCGTTATGCGCCATTCCTGCGATAGCGAGGAAGAGCGACACCAGCACCAAGAGAGCGACGTCATCCACAGCTTGCCATACGAGAAGGCAGCAAAGGCACTCATGGGAGCCAGCGGGTACGTGGCATACGTTGCCAAGCACGGCTACCACTTCACGAAACAGCTGGCAATCATGGCAAGCGAGCAGATGAAGAACGTAGATGGAACGATCCACAGATGGACTGTTGACGAAATCCGGTTGGCGACAAACAACGAGATAATCTCCAAGGGCACGACCATCGGGGATATTCTCTATTTGGCTAATATGGCTTATGCGGACTTCTACCCGAAGGTAATCAAGACCGAGAGCGACTGCGTACAGTATGCTATTGCCGTAGCCAGTGATCCGGACGGATACGATGGTATGGCATTCTGCAGGTGGACGGCAGACATCATCGGAAAGGGTGTGACCATTGACTGGGAAAAATTGGAATAAACCAAAAAAAAATAAATTGATATGAGCGAAGTATTTCACGATTTTCAGGTGCACCACCTATATCTGTGCGCCCTAGTAATTTTTATCTGTTTCGCTACAATTCTGATAGCGATGACAATTGACCTGATAGCAGGCATACAGAAGGCGAAGGAACTGCATGTTGCAAGAACTTCAACCGGGTTGAAGAAGACATGCGACAAGGCGAAGAGGTATTTCCCGACATTCGGTATTGCTTCGCTTATGGACGTGGCTACGTGTATTATCTCTCCCTTCCCTATGTTCGCTATAGCATGGACGGTGTATCTGCTTTTGTGCGAGTTCAAGAGCATCCGGGAGAAGGCATACGAGAAGGCTGAGATACGGAAGCAAGACCGCACGATGCAGGTAATACTTGAGAACAAGGACGAAATTGCGAAGGCAGTTGTCGAGATAATGAAAGAAGAGCGGAAGAAAGGAGGAGATAATGAGAATAACTAGAGCGCAACTTTTAAAGGTAATGCCGAATGCAGGCAGCAGGGCAGATACCTACCTTCCAATCATCAACGGATGGGCAGAGCATTTCCACATCAACACCGCACTAAGGATGGCGCACTACCTCGCACAGATTGCCCACGAAAGCGGAGAGTTGAGATACACCAGGGAACTTGCAAGCGGAAGAGCCTACGAGGGCAGGGAAGACCTCGGAAACACCAAGCAGGGCGATGGCGTGAAGTATAAGGGCAGAGGTCTTATTCAGATAACTGGAAGAGCCAACTACCGGAAGTATGCCAATTATTGCGGCTTCGATGTGGTGAGGTGCCCGGAACTGCTGGAGCGTCCTCTGGGTGCGACGAAATCCTCGATGTGGGTATTCGACACCTTCGGATGCAATGAGCTGGCAGACCAAGACAACTTGGAGGCTATCCGCAGGAAGATAAACGGAGGGCACAACGGACTGTCAGACTGCGAGGAGTACTTGAAGCGAGCCAAGGATGCATTGAAAATCTAGGTGCTTGCGTAATAAACATATCAATCTAACGTTTATAAAGTATGGAAAATTCAAGAAAAGGGCGAAATTTGCGTTCTGTGGCGTTATTTCTCGCCATGCTTATAATTACCCCACTTTTGATTTTGGGCTGTTCCTGCGCTAAAACAGCCGCAAATAACACGGTTTATCACGACAGCGCACACACCAGTGTAACACGTGACAGCGTGAGCCAGCGACAGATCCACTGGCAGGACACCCGGCAGCAGGACAGCGTATTCAGGCAGGACAGCGTGCTTGTCTATATCAAGGGCGACACCGTAATCAAGGAGCGGTGGCATAATCTTACGACCACCAGGTGGAAGACATCGACCAAGACGGACACCATCGTGGGCGACATTTACAAATTCGTGACCGACACCGTAAAGGTAAAGTGTTACGTGAACCGATACAAGACCAAGGAGGTAGAGAAGCCAGCGAGCACATGGCACAAGATAAGATTATTCATTGGCGATTGCGTGATTCTGTTTCTGTTCCTTCTTGCGGTTAACTGGATAAAGGAGCGCATCAAGAAGAGAGTTCAATAGGTTCAATCATAATATCATTTGTTAGAAAGGGCAGGGAGCGCAGGAGAGCGTTTTTCTGCCCATTTTTTGTGCGAAGAACACTTTTCATTGAGAGAAAAAGGGGTAGGGGATATGAGAGTTAGATTATATATTCATTCAAACTAAGGCGTGCAGGTTATTATTATACAGAATTTGGAAAACTTACCGAAAACGACCGAAAACTTACCGAAAACGACCGAAAACGGCTGAAATATCCGTGCTTATGACATAATCAGCAAATAAAAGTTAAAATATTAATATCTTTCGTGAAAAGTTTTGGTGGAACGGAAAAATATTAATATTTTTGCAGCGTGTTTACGAAATAAGCACATTAAACATTCAGTAACTAAGCCCTAGGCAACACGGTTAAGCCAAAGAAAATGAAAAAGTCAAATTCAAACGTTTTAGAGTTCACAAGCAAGTTTATCAACTCAAACTTCCGCATCAAGGTATTCGGACACACAGAGGATGGCAAGAAGATAAACACACTCGTAGGAGTAAGCGGAATTTTGAAGCTCATCGGAGCGGAACTTTTCAACAAGTTCATCAAGCGAGCATTGAAGGCAGGTCTTGACGCTTGCCGCTGCGCACTCAGAAGAGGATTGGTTGTAACATTGTATGCTAAGTAATCAAGGGAGGGTAAAGATATGAAGAAGTATTTTGTAAACGGAAAACAGATATCCGAGACAGAAGCAATATTGATCGATATGGAGAATAAGAGATTGCAGCAGAGCAACAACATTGCAGACTGGGCAGGTATTCAATTTATAATTCAAAGATAGGAGACAAGTCAATGGCAAGAGCAAAGTATTACATTAAGGAACAGACAACTTGGAGAGACACCGAGAAAGAAGAGATTAGAGAAGTTTTCAGCCATACAAGAAAAGCTTATACAGAGCGATTCTTCAACAGACTCGAAAAGGGAAGCGAGAACATCACAGACAGAAGAATGGGATACTTCAAGATTGAGGAGTTTACCATGGCTGGCAAGATGGCAACAGAGTATTGGATAGAAAAGTATTAAACAGCTGGGGACAACCCCAGCACAAAGAAAATACAGATATGGAGATAGCTATTAATGGAATGAAAGCAGTAGGTTACTTTAAGGATGAAGACAAGTTCCTCAAGCGTGGAGAGTACCAAGAGACCGAACTAGACAAGCGCAAGCGTGAGGTTGATTTCTTGATAACTGGTGTTGGAAACCGTTGGGAGATACGCTTTAATCATCCGGTCAACCTAAAAGAGAATCGCAGTATCAAAAAGAGCGAGTATGTGGATAATGTGTACCACGTTACATCTAACGCTTTGGAGAAGCTAAAGAAACAATACTCTTACGAGTGTGATTTTTAATGACATTGCTTTGAGAGAATAAACAGATAACAATTTCAACAGAATTATTAACCAGCAGGGCGCAAGCCCTGCACAATATACCAAGATATGAAGGAATACGACAAGATACCAGCACAAGCAGTGGTCGAGGTAACGACCAGCTGGGGAAGAACCTGCTTGTTAGAGATTGGGCGAGACCTCAAGGAAGGTACAGTGCTCAATGGCTATTATTATCCAGTAAACAAGGCTTTCGACTTTGAATGGAAGGGAGAGGGCGCAATGCTGTGGATCGGGGACAACGGAAGGCTTGTAAGTCTCGGAGAAGGGCAAAAGCATAAATACATGATGCTTAATCGTATGCTATCCGATTGCGAGTACTTCCTTCGCAACCCATACGAGCGACATCTCTATTTCCCAAGCATCGCCCGACACTGCAAGGAAATGCGCCAGTACTGGCTGTCGCTGAACATCAAGCCGGAGTGGTTATCTTATAAGCAGATTGGCAAGCTGGAGCACAAGATGAACAGAATGAAAACCAAGTTGGATAGACAATGGAAAAAAGACAGACATTAGAATATGGCAAAGTTTATCAAAGTGAAATCTAACGCATATCGTGAGATTCTAGTAAACAAAGAACACATTTTGTTTTTCCGAGAAAGCCAAAATGGGACAGTTATAAAGCTTGATGCACCTTTTAATGGTGACACCGTTACTATTTACACAGAAGAGGATTATGAATCCTTCAAAGAAAGAGTATTAAACAATAATATAATTATTAGATTATGGCAACACTTATTAGAGCGACTGGCGAGCAGATGACCGTTAAGCCTGCCAGCGGTGGTAAATTTACCTTGGAGGAACTTCAAGGATTCGTGAGCGGTTTTATTGAGCGCATTGACCTGGAGAACGGCAAGGCGATGTATATTAACGAAGATGGCAAGGCGTTGCAGATGAAGCGCAATATTGCGGCAACTGTCTGTTTGCAACAAAGAGGGTGCTTGCAGGGTGATTATATCGCTGGCGATGCGGTCATTCTTGATTATTCAGAGGAGGATTGATGTATGGCTAATATATATATTACCAAAGAGGAATATGATGCAATATCTTTTTGCTCAGAGGAGATTACATCATTAGTTGAAGGAGGAGCAGAAGATGAATACGTAAAAGAAGCTGATAATGCGTTAAGGTCAATTGCATCAATTCAACGTAAGTATCGTAAAGCGCTGAAGCGTGAGAATGCTCTTCAAGATGCCAAGGCTGCAGTTAAGAAGTTGCACCCAGAGTTAAAGGGAGAACTTTACAATAAGTTAGTTAAGAATGTTGCAGAACAATTAATAAACGGAGGTAAAAATGGCAAAGATTAAGAGTACCAAGAAGGGAGCAGGCAAGACGGTCAAGCTAGTTGGCATACAGATAGACAACGACCTTCTGCCTTTCCTCAACGCATTGCCCAACAAGTCAAGATTCATAAATACTTTGTTGAGAAAGAAATTTTTGGGTAAATAATTTGGTGGTTTCAAAGGAAAAGCGTACCTTTGCATCACTGAATGTTTAAAGTGGTCTCCACTTATTACCCCAGCGGCTCGACTTTTTCACCGCTGGGGTATTTTTTTGTACTCTTTTTTTTCGATTTGCCCAGAAATTTGCGTTCTGAGCCGTTTATGTGGTAAACACGTAAAGCTATCCCCGAAAACAATTTGAGTCGTTTCTGCGCCAAATTCGCAAGAAATAAGGGCTATTTCTTGTTGTATAGCACGTAATCAATAACCCTGCGGTTTGCTTCATCTACTCTCGATATGTCTGCATTGATGTAGGTATCAGTTACCCGGACACCGAACGAGTGACCCAGCGCAAGCGACACCACGTCCTTTGGTATTCCAAGGTTGAAGGCGATGGATGCCCACGTATGGCGAGCGTAGTACGTAGTAAGCCCTGGGCGCACCTTTGCGAGTTTCTTATTTATCATGACCGTTGCAGTATCAACATTCTTGAAATGATCCGAGAAACGAAGCAGCTTCTTTTCCCCTTTGTACTTCTCGATTATGCGGAGAGCTTCGGGATGAAGAAGGATGGAGTAATGCCTGCCAGTCTTCGCACGGTCGTATTCCAGCCTTCCACGGATGATATTCTCCTTTGTCAAGGCGAACAAGTCACGCACATTGATACCAATCAGCAGGAACATCAGCAGGAACATATCGACCATTTCGTTACCACCAGCTTCAAAGACAGAGCGGATTTCCTCAACAGACAAGTCTCGCTTTTTTGTAGTCTCAATTCGGAGACTATACCTGCGGAAAGGGTAGTTTTTCGTTTGCTCATTATCTATCGCAAAGTTGAAGACAGCAGCGACACAGAGCATCCTGCTGGTTCTGGTATTCCTAGACAAGCCCTCCTTTGCCATGAACGTATCGAAGTCTTCAAGCCAAGAGCGGTTAATCTCATCGTATGTAAGCAGAGCCGCTTTTTCCTTTCCGATGAAAGCTTCAATCTTTGCCCAAGTGTACTTGTATCTATTGATCGTGTTCTTTTTTAGGTTTCTCCCCTCGTATGCGATGAAGCCATCACGAAGCAGGGCGACCTTTTCCCTTGCAGGCTCAGCCTCAAGGATGATTAAGTCCCGGAGTTCCCTAGCCGTGATGTCGCCACGGTATGTTTCCCTGCATTGCGCCTTCATCATCATTCTATTATAAAAATTCAGACGGTCAAGAAGGAAGTCGTTGATAGCATCACGATCGGGACGCTTGCGCACCTTGCAAGCCCTTTTATCCCATTCATCTTTCTTGCAGTATTGGTTGAGGGATATGAAGGCAGTCCCACCGTGATGGTTAACGGCAAGCCGGATGGAGAACGTACCATCCTGTCTTTTTATCCTTACATCTAAATATAGTCTCAGTGTTGCCATAATTCCGTGCAGTATTTATTCAGTTTATTTTCAGCGTTAAGAGCCGCAATGGTGCAACATTGTGCATGATTGCGGAATTTTCAAGTTATCAGAGTATCAAAGAACCACTTTAAATACTGGAGATATTAGTTAAGTTGTACTTAAAATCATAATTATTTCCTTTCTTATTTTAAATATTTATACTCTATTTTGTCTCTTAGACGGACGAAAAGTGGCAAAGGTTGCAACTTTTTCCGAAAAGTTACGTCTTG